GAGTACGGCCAGGTCAGGCTGATCTCGTTCTCGATGGCCGACGTGGGGATCCTGCACCCGCAGGGCTTCGTGAAGGGGACCGGCGCGAAGATCGCGTAGCCGCGGCCGCGAACCTAAACGGAGGGAGTAGATCATGGCGCACCCACTCGCCGGCGAGTACAAGGTCGTCCGAGCGCACTGTCTCGGAGGCGCGCGCGGCGACGTCGCGATCGGAGCAACGCTCCGAGTCCCGGAGGACGTCGGTCCGGACGCGATCGCTCACAAGCTGATGCTCGGCTACGTCGTCCCCGTCACGGAGACAGGCGCGTCGGCTGACGATCCTCGGGCTCCGGAGGAGGAGCCCGAGGAGGAGACAATCGAGCACGGCGATCCGGAGCCCGTCGACCGGGATCCGAAGCCGGCACGGAAGCGGAAGTCAAGGAAGACGCGGCCGAGGTAGACCGGCCGCTCAGGAGGGAGGCAAGATCTTGTCGAACCTACTCAACGCTCTCGGTCACGGAGTCCCGCTGGAGCTCCTCGCGCCGGCGGCGCTGACGGAGACCACAAACGGGACCGGCGTCGACGTCTCGCTCTACGAAGGGCGAGCCGCGGCGATCATACACTCCGCGGCCGGGACCGGGACGACGCCGACGATGAACGTCAAGCTGCAGACATGCTCGACCGTCGACGGTACCTACGCCGACATCTCCGGCGCGACGTTCACGGAGATCGACGACACGGCCGGAGGCGCGATCGAGCTGATCTCGTTCGACGTCTCCGCGGCCGAAGCCTATGTCCGCGCGGTCGCGACGATCGCGGGGACGACTCCGTCGTTCACGTGCTCTTGCGCGTTCGTCGGAGTTCTCAAGACGGGGTAGATCATGTCAGGCGTTCTCGGCGAGGCTGAGATCAACGAAATGCTCGCCGATCTCCTCGACGCCGACGGAGCCGTCGCGGTCACGGTCGGCTCCGTCACTGTCACGGGGATCTTCGATCGAGCGGCGGTCCAGGTGCTCGACGGAGAGATGCCGACGATTGTCCCGGACGGAGAAGCGGTCCACGTGAAGTCTGACGCGCTCCCCGGTCTCGCGCCGGGGAGCGCGATCACGGTCGACGGGACGAGCTACTCAGTGCGTAGCCTTCTCCCCTATGGCGACGGCGCTATGACGCGCGTCGCGCTCACGAAGACGAGCTAATGGCGACGATCCGCGAACAGATAATCACGGCTGTGATTGCACATCTCGGGAGCGTCTCGCGTCCCGCGGAGATCCCGGAGCCCGTTAGGACTCGCGTCGAGTCACCGAAGCCGAGCCAGCTCCCGGTCGTTACGGTGTACCCGGCGCAAGAGATCGTCGATCCCATGCGCGACGAAAAAGCGGGACGTTCGAGTCGCGGGGCGGTCGTCCGACGGGCTCTGGATCTCAAGTTCGAAGTGGTCACGAAGGCTACCGCCGGCGCCGCGACGACCGCGGACGCCGCCGCGGATCCGATCCTCGTCTGGATCTCGGATGCTATGTCGTCGATCGGGAAGGTCGTCCCGGACGGCGAGACCGTCGCGCTCTGCAACGATCCACCCGACGAGATCGGGACGGCGTTCGAGTACGAGCAATCCGAATACCTGCTTTGCCGCGCGACGCTGACGTATCGGTTCTTCTATCAGTCGAGTTCGATCGACGTCGAGGCTATCGCGTAGCCGAGGCGCCGGAGGGAGGAGGAGCAACGAATGGCAGGAACTACGGTCAATGGCAATCGAGTGATGCTCGGCCGAGGGAAGGTCTACCTCGACCGGCTGACCTCGGCGGGAGCCAGGACGGGCGAGATCTTCGTCGGGAACTGCACGACGTTCGAGATCACGCCGACGCCGGAGGAGATCAAGAAGTACTCCAGCGCGACGGCCGGCGCGCCGCTCCTGGCTTCCGACGTGATCCGGACGACGCTCGCGCTCAGGATCGTCGGCGACGAGTTCGATCTGGAGAATCTCGCGCGCGCGTTCTATGGCGACGTCTCGACCTACACGCAGAGCTCGTCCTCGGTCGTGGCCGAGGACATCTCAAGCGCACAGCAGGGGCGTTACTACGATCTCGCCTACAGGGACGTCTCGAACGTAGTCGTCGAGCCGGACGGCGGCGGGACTCCCTACACGGTGACGACCGACTACCTCGTCGACGCGACGGAGGGCCGGATCTACATCGTCCCCGGCGGCGGGATCGCGGACGACACAGACATCGAAGTCGACTACGACTACGGGACGCTCTCTCTCGACACGGTCCGAGGGATGAATCAGACCTCGATCAAGTGCTTCATTCGGTTCGTCGGCGATCCTGGCCGCGGTCCGACGTGGACGGTCGAGATCTGGCAGGCGTCCGTCCGAGCCGACGGCTCGGTCGGTCTGATCTCCGACGAGTACGCGGAGTGGGCGCTCACGGGTGACGTCGAGAGCGACGCGACGAATCATCCGTCCGAGCCGCACTTCCGGATCATCGAGGTCTCGGCTTAGTGGTGCAGATTCACGAGCTCGGCGGTCGATCCTTCCTGACCGTGCAGGAGACGACCGCCGAGCAGGACGAGCTCTTCTTCACCTACACGCGCAAGGCTGGACTTCACCGGCCGATGGCCGGGCCGGACGAATCCCCGGAGGACTTCGGGATCCGGATCCTCGGTCAGCTGGTCGAGGGAGGGCTCGGCCGGAAGATTCTCTCGCTTCTCCTCGTCCCGCCGGCTCTGTCCCGCCGGCGGTTTCTCGGGAGAGCGATCCCGACGCCGCGCGCGTGGACGCCGGAGCTCGCGGAGGAGACGGAGCGTTTCCTCGCGACGCTCACGACGCCGGCCGACAAGACGAAACTGCAAAATCTGATCCTCGATCTCCTCGTCGATTTTTTCGACGGAGGGATCGGCTCTTCGAGGATTACGGCGACATTCTCAAGAGACGCGATCCCGGCAAGCGAGAGCGACGAGAGCAACAGCGACAAGAGCGGGGAAGATCAGGAGGACGCTACGGCTCCTGGACTCCGATGATTCTGGAGCTCGCCGGCGGGGATCCCGATCGCGCCGAGCGCTTCTACCGTCTCCCGCTGAGAGTGCTCCTCGATCATTACAGGATCCTCGCGAGGACGGTCGCGGAGGAGGACTACCGTCAAGCGCTTCTCCGTCACGCTGTGGTCGCGCCGCATTACCGACGGGGATCCCGGCCGAAGCCGCCGGCGATCCCGGATATTCTGAAAGGACGGCCGTAGATGGCGAAGCCCGACGTCCGAGTCCGACTATCGGCCGAGGGAGTGCAGGAGGTCGTCAACGCACTCAAGCGGATACAGGCCGAAGGTCAGAAGACCGCGACGACATCGAAGGCCGGCTTCGGAGGGCTCAATCGGACGCTCGGCTTCACGCGCTCCCTGATGGGCGGGCTCGGGATCGCGATCGGCTTCGTCACGTTCAAGAGAATGATCTCGGGCGCGATCGAGGCCGCGGATCAGATCAACAAGCTCGGAGCGAAGGTCGGCGCGAGCACGGAGAATCTCTCCGCGCTCGCGCTCGTCGCGAGGACGTCCGACGCCGATCTCAATCAGGTCGGCGCCGCGCTGATCCGGATGAACAAGAATCTCGGCGACGCTCAGGCCGGGATCCCGACGGCGCTCGGCCACCTACGCGACCTCGGGCTAGAGCTCAAAGACTTCAAGGGCAAGGACTCAGTCCAGACCTTCGAGTTGATCTCGAAGAAGTTGTACGGGCTGGAGGATCAGCTGGTCCGGGACCGGGTCGCGATCGGGCTCTTCGGTCGGTCCGGAGCACAGCTGAAGCCCACGATGCAAGCGCTCGCGGACGAGGGGCTCGCGAACGTGATCGAGCGCGCTCGGTCGCTCGGCGTCCTGTTCGATCGCGACCTCGCGGCGGCGTCCGAGCGGGTCAAGGACGATCTCGAAATCCTGCAGATGCAGGGCGAGTCGTTCGGGATCCACTTCATGGCCGGCTTCGGGCCGGAGCTCTCGCAGACACTACAGGCGCTCTCGGGGAATATCGGCGACACCGGCAAGGCGTGGGAGCAGTTCGGTCAGGGTGTCGGCGTAGCGATGAAGTTCGTTGTCGCCGTCGTCGGCTCGGCCGTCGACATAGTGACTCAGCTGATGGGGAAGCTTGCGGCGGCGGGAGTCTCGCTCTCGAAGGTGATCTATAACGGGATGCGCGGCAACTTCGAAGCGGTCCGGGAGGAGATCAAGACCTTCGCTCGCTTCGACGAGAACGAATCGAAGCGCTTTCGCGAGCGGATGAAGTCCCGTTGGGATCTCTCGCTCGGATTCGCGCCGAAGATCGAGCCGACGGAGGTCTCGACCGGGACCGCCGGCGCGAGCGCCGAGGAGATCGCCGAGCTCGCCGACAAGAGGGCTCAGGCGCTGGTCCGATCGCTCGATCGAGAGATCGCGCTCGTCAAGGCGAAGGCCGCGATCAAGGTCAAGGAGGAGAAGCGCGAGCTCGAAGCCGGACTGCAGTCGCTGACGCAGTATTACGCCGACCGCCGGCAAGCGCTGGAGGAGGCTCACACCGCGGAGCTCGCGGCGCTCAAGGAGAAGGAGGACGCGCTCGGCGACTTCCTCGATCCGGCGAGAGCGGAGGAGGAGCGCGCGCGGATCGCACAGCAGAGAGAGAAGTCCGAGCTCGAACACGGCGAGAAGATGGCCGCGCTCACGTTCGAGGAGACGAAGGCCGTCCGGGATCTCGGCCAGGAGCGGCTCGATCTTGAAGCGCAACTCCTCAATCTGCAGGGGAAGCGGTTCGACGCGGAGCGGCTCGGGATCGAGGCTCAGATCGCCGCGGCCGACGAGCTCCTTCGGAAGCAGGGAGAGAGCGACGCGCAACGCAAGGCGATCCTCGACGAGCTCCGGACGTCGCTGACCGCCGACATCGACTTCGACGAAGCGAGGGCCGAGGCCGAGGCCGCGCTCCGCGCTCTCGGGACGGCGCGCGCGGACATCGACGCTCAGGCCGGCGCCGGATTGATCTCACAACTCGAAGCGGAGACGGAGCTCCTCGCGCTCGAACAGACGCGGCTCGAAACGCTCCGGCAACTCGCCGCCGCGATGCTCGCCGCGGCCGAGGCTACCGGAGACCCGGAGAAGATCGCTCAGGCTCAACAGTTCGCCGACTCGATCGACGAGATCGCCTACAATGTCGAGGCCGCTCAGAACGTGTTCGCTACGCTTGGCTCGACGGCGATCGACTCCGCGACGAGCTCGCTCGCGGAGTTCTTCGACACCGGGATCGACAAGTCGACCACCTTCAAGAGCGCGTTCTCTCAGCTGGCTACCGCGATCATCGGAGACCTCAAGCGGATCGTCGCTCAGATGCTCGCGTCGCAGATTATGAAGTCGTTCACGGGGCTTTTCTCCGGAGGAGGTCAGGTCGGCGCCGACTTCATAGGACCGATGCCGGCGGCGGGAGGAGGGCTGATCCGGGGACCGGGGACCGGGACGTCGGACTCGATCCTCGCGGCCGTCTCGAACGATGAGTACATCACGCGCGCGTGGGCCGTCCGTCAGCCGGGCGTCCTCGAACACCTACGAGCGATCAACAAGTACGGCTCGCGAGCGCTCGCGGCTCCCGAGATCGCGTCGCTCCCGAGGGCGCGCTTCGCCGAGGGAGGGCTCGTCGAGGGAGGAGGAGGAGAAGCGACCGTCGGAGGGAAGGTCACGCTCGGGCTCGATCGAGGGCTCGTCCTGGAGGAGATCCGGACGCCGCGAGGTCAGAGGGTGCTGATCGAGACCGTCTCAGAAAACCGTCGAGCGATCCGCTCGGCGTTGGGGATCTAATCATGTTCACGACCGGGACCGCGACCGACTACAACGATCTGTTCGACAAGCTCTGCGACTACGTCTCGCTCAAAGGCTCGGCGTTCGGGCTGGAGTACTCCGGGACGGGGACCGGGACGCTCGGCTCCTACTCCGGCGGCGCCGACTCCGTCGCGGAGACCTTCACGATCACGGCGACGGGCGCGACGACGTTCACCGTCGTCGGGAGTGTGACCGGCTCGCTCCCGAACGCGACCGTCGGGACTCCCTACGCCGAGGGCGAGATCGAGTTCACGATCACGGCCGGCGGGACGGCGTTCGTCTCCGGGGATCAGTTCACGATCTCGACGGCGCCGAAGTGGACGATCCTCAGAAAGACCCGCGGCGCGATCGTCCTGGCTGACTCCGGGAACACCGGCGCGACCGGTGCTCAGAATCTGACCGACGGGAAGATCGCCGTCGACAACAATCGGCGCTTTCAGGCGAGCTCGGTCAGCTGGCCGTTTGACATCGAGTTTACGTTTCAGGAGGCCGAGACGATCGCGGACTACCAGATCTGCGCTCTGCAATCGACGGCGCTCTCGTATCTCCCGAAGACCTGGACCTTCGACTATTGGACCGGGTCGGCGTGGTCGACGCTCGACTCCGCGACCGACGAGACCGGCTGGATCGAGGGCGAGGTCCGGACGTTCACCGTGGGCTCTCCCGTCGCGGCGACGAAATACCGGCTGCATATCACGGTCGGGAACGTGTCCTCGTATCTCTCGATCGGCGCCGTCCGGCTTCGGAGGAGCGACACGGTCGACGCCGCTTTCGGGGAGGCGATCTTCGAGGCGCCGGGCAACGACGGCGACTCCGAGATCCTCGTCGGCTTGCATCCCTTCGAGCGTCAGGATGGCGACTACTTCGATTGGGAGATCGCCGCCTTCGACGCCTACCTCGCGACGTCGCTGTTTCGTCAACAAGCCGGCTATCACGGGAATCTCTACCTTCCGCTTTGGGACTCCTCGATCCCTTACTGGTTCATCGTCGACGGCCGGCGCGCGATCGTCGTCGCGAAGCTCAACACGCAATATGAAATCGCCTACTTCGGCTTCCTCGATTCCTACTTCTCTCCGGAGCAGTGGCCGTATCCGATCGCGATCGGAGGAGCGCTCGCCTTCGACGACAATCCGCCGACGTGGGAGTCGAGCTCCTTCCGCTGGTCGAACGCGACGCGCGAGCATCGGGCTTTCACTCACTCAGATCTGGAGTCAACGATCTACGCCGACGAGCCCGATCGGATGCAGATGCGCGCGCGCGATTGGTCCGGCGATTGGCGAGGCTTCTTCGGGACGCTCAACGACGCGACACCCTACGCGAGCGAGGACTTCAACTTCGTCTGGCCGGTCTGCTGTGGGCTCTCGCTCCTCGATGTCAATCTCGACGATAGCTACTCGCTCTGGCCGGTGATGCTTATGACCTCGACGCCGAACACGATCGGCGAGCTCCGCGGGGTCAGGGTCGTCACGGGTCAGGCGCTGACCGCGGAGACAATGATCGACGATCCCGACTACGCCTACCGGTGGATCGCCTTTCACAACATCTTCCGGACGGATCGCGACGACTTCCTCGCGATCGCTCTCGACTAGGACGGGGAATCATGGCCGCTGCTTATACGACCGGGATCAGCTCGTTGTTGATGAATTTTTTGACGACGTTCGTCTCCTGGCTGACGGGTCAGGGATGGACGCTCGACTCCTCGACCGGCGACGGCTCGGGATGGCGCGCTCACCTTCACAAATCGGGTCTCTACGTCAACATGCGCGCGGCGATGAACGAGCGGATCTGGATGCGCGACGACGATCCGGATCCGCTCTACCGGGACTACGGTGACGGCGGCTACGGGATCGGGCTCTACCTCGGGACCGGCTACTCCGGCTCGCTCGAATGGTACGAGCAAGCCGGCGCGCCGATCCACCCGCCGGACGGCTACTCCGTCGGGTGCGGGATCAATCTCCCGTCCGGCTCCGTCGCCGCCTATCACTTTTTCGACGACGGCTCGGACAATATCATCGTAGTCGTCGAGCGCTCTCCGGGGATCTTCGCCTACTTCGGATTCGGCGCCGATCTCTCCGAGGTCGGTCAGCCGGAGGACTTCCCTTACTTCTTCGGCTCCGCTTGCGCGTCCTACAACACGCACGACGGCGCGAATCCTGACTCCGACGGCTACGGGACGGAGCTCTCCGCTCTCCCGCCGATGTCTCACCAGAATCGGCACCGCTCCTACTCGGGAACGCTCACTTATGTGCAACCGACCGCCTACGTTCGGGTCGACGCCGCGACCTATTCCGCGCGCTGGATTCATAACGGAGTCAGCGAGACGGCCAACTTCGGCGGGACCGGGCGCTTCATGCGATGCGCGCTCAATCTGAATCCGGCTACCGACGGGACAATCGACGAGGAGGAGTTCCCCGGCTACATTCACATCCTCGACCGGACACATCAGACCGCCTTCGCCGGCGCGCTCCTTCTCCCGCTCCACAACTACGTCCTCACGGATCCCGGCGCTCGGTGGGCGCCGATCGGTTACGCGCCGTCGATCTACTGGACAGAGGCCGTCGGTCACGGGTACGCTGCCGGCGACGTCCTGGCGGTCGGCGGCGTCAACTACATGCTCTTCCCGCACTTCGCAGTTGTGAAGGGAGCGTAGCATGGCGAGCGGGACGCGCGCTCCTTCGTGGCTCTCTCTCCCCGAGGTTGGGACCGCCGATCTCGACGGAGCGACGATCCCCTATCCTACGACGGCGCTCTCGACCGTCCTCGGCTTGCCGCCTACCGGCGCCCGAGGCGACCTCGCGGATCCTCGTCCCGACGCTTACTCAATGTCAGGGATCCTCGGGCGCCTTTACGGTCTCCTCTACTTCGATCGGATCCACGTGATCCCGCGCGAGCGCGATCTCGGGTCGGTCGTCTCTCTGCAGGAGGTAGAGGTCGAGATCTACAACGCCTTCCTCACGCGCGCGCGGACGCTCGACGACATAGTCGTCACCGGGCCGGCCGGGATCACGGTCGTCGACCCGCTCGGGACGCCGACCCACTATCCGGCGAGCGAGTCGAAGGTCTACGTCGTCCAGGTCTCCGCGGAGGGGAATCCGCTGATCGACAATCTCGTCACGTGGGAGTTCGACGGGATCGACGTCGCCGGGACTAATCTCGCGCTCGTCGGCTTCCGGCTGATCCCGTTCCCGTTCCCGCCGGATATGCTGAGTCCCGTCGAGGAGGACTTCGGCTATCTGACCGACGTGATCGAGGCCGGCTTCGAGGGCATGGAGCAACGAGTCCAGCTTCGCGCCGTCCCTGTCGGCCGGATTGCCTACTCGGTGACGCTCACGAATCGCCGCGAGGCTCAGATGTCGAACGCGATCATGTTCGGCAATCAGGCGCGCGCCTTCGGCGTCGCGCGCTGGCAGTTCCAGACACCGCTCGCGATCGCGGCCGCGGCCGACGATCTCTCGATCTACTGCACAACTACAGATATTCCCTTCGTCGCCGGCGGGCTTGTTATGCTCTGGCGCTCGCCGTTCTCTTGGGAGGTCCAGACGATCGACTCCGTCGAGAGCGACCACGTTGTGATTACGAGCGGTCTACAAAACAGCTGGCCGGCGACGGAGACGGCGGTCGTCCCGATGGTCGTCGGGAGGGCGTCCGACGACGAGGGGATCAGCTGGCAATCGCTCGAAGCGATCTCGCAGTCGGTCAGCTTCGACATCGACGGGTGGACGCCTTGAGCTACCTCGGATTCGACGTCCTAGAGCTCGACTACAATCGGATCGGGCCGATCGACGAGCGCTTGAAACGCAAGATGGAGCTGCTCGACGGGGAGACCGGCAAGCGCTACAGCGACGCGATCTCCGAGAGTCCCGCGGCCGTCCGGCCGTTCACTTGGACGGCGTTCGGGCGCGACGAAATAACGACGATGCGCGCCTTCCTCGAAGCGCGGAAGGGGCGCGCGGTCCCGTTCTGGCTCCCGTCGTATCAGTGGGATCTCACGCTCTCGGAGGATCTCCTGACCGACGCGACGATCGCGTCGATCGTCTGGATCCGCTACACTCAGCAGATGTTCGGGATGACGGGCGCGCGCCGGCACGTGGCGATCTGGACTCACGGGATCCCCGGAGGGATGAGCTACTATCGGATCGACGACGCCGACGATCCCGGAGACGGCGAGACGGAATCGCTGACGATTGATCCGGGCGCGACTCAGGACTTCGACGCCGGCGAGACGGTGATCTCCTTCCTCAAGCTCTGCCGGCTGGACTCGGATCGGGTCTCGATCTCGTATCCGGATACCGATCACGCGGAGGCGACGATCATGGTCCGGGAGCTCCCGCTCGAAGCGCCGACGGAGGGCTCCTGACAAGCGCTGACAGTGCCAAAATCGGGCTTTAGAGCCCGAAAACGGCTGTCAGCGACGTTCGGGAGGGACCGCGACCGATCGGTCGCGGAGCGTCGAGAAGTCCCGCCACAAGGGACTGACGGAGGCCGTTTTCAGCCGGCGAGCCGTCGAAATCGGAGGGCGCGATCTTGGCTTACGACGATCGAGAGAAATCCCGTTACGGCGCGCAACCGATCGAGGGCTTCCGCTTCGTCCAGGGTGACGACGTCTGGCTCTATACCTCGGCCGATCGAGAGATTACGTTCCCGATCGGGACGTTCACGCCGGAGACGATCACGCGCGGCGAGGTCCGACAAACGAAGGAGGACACCGGCGAGACGCTCTCGCTCCGGCTCCCGGTCGCGAATCCCGTCGCGGAGCTCTTTATCGCCGAGAGTCCCTCGACGCCGGTCTGGTTCACTCACTACCGGGCGCACCGCGGGGACGAGACGGAGGCGATCGCGATCTTCTCAGGGAAGATCGTCCGCGCCGCCTTCGAGGAGACGGAGGTCGAGCTCACGGCTACCTCGATCGCGGCCGCGCTCACGCGAGGATTCCCGCCGCTACAGATGCAGACGCCGTGCAATCACGTGCTCTTCTCGGCCGGGTGCGGAGCTAATCCGACGTCCTGCCGGGACGCGGTCACGATCACGACGGTCTCCGGCCGGACGGTGACCTCGAACGACTTCGCGCTCCGCGCTGACGGATGGTTCAACGCCGGCAAACTACAGGCGCCGGACGGCGAGACGCGGTTTATCGCGGATCATGTCGGGGACACGATCACGCTCTTGTCCCCGATGCCGGGGCTCGAATCGCTGGACGAGTGTTGGGCTTACTGGGGATGTAGCCACCGCGCGGCGTCCTGCCTCGACAAGTTCAACAATCTAATCAATCATCTCGGCTGGTCGCACATTCCGGGGAAGAACGTCTTTCGCTCTCGGCTAGACACTCCCTGGGACTCGCGACATCTTTGGGGTTAGGAGGTCGGTCCGTGGTCGCGTGGTGGGTGATGATGCTGATCCAGATCGGGCTCTCGCTCGTCTACGATCTCGTCAAGCCGAAGCCTAACTTCGACTCGCCGGATCCCGCCGGGCTCTCCGACTTCCGAGTCCCGACGACCGGCGAGGGCCGGCCGATCCCCGTCGCGTGGGGGACGGTCCTGTGCTCCGGACCGATGCTCGCGTGGTACGGTGATCTCAAGGTGACGCCGATCGAGGAGGAGATCTCTACGGGCTGGTTCACTTCGGAGACGGTCACCAAAGGCTACGACTACTATCTCGGGATGAATCTCGTTCTTTGCTCCGGAGAGATCGACGCCGCGCTCCGTCCGTGGTTCGACGGCGAGCCGCTTCCCTATCGCAACGCGCTCCCGCACTTCTACGAGGAGGGCTACACGCGCTACTCGCGCTCCGAGTACGACGGCTTCGACGTGCAGGCGTTCGAGTACTTCGGCGGCGTCGACGGCGAGGGCGGTCTGTGGGGAGACATCCT